ATTGATGACATAGTTAATGAAGCTATTTGCCAAGACGATGATGGCAAAATTATCAAGATCGTTTTAGACAATCTAAAACAACCAGACAGAATCAAAAAAGCCTTAAAAGAAGAGTTCGATACAATTTGCAAATTGATGAACTACAATAATATGGCTCACGATATCTTCCGCAGATATTATGTTGATGGTAGAATGTATTACCACATCATCATCGACAAAGAAAATCCTGCTGAAGGTATTAAAGAATTGCGTTATATTGATCCGCGTAAACTACGCAAGGTTCGTGAGATCAAAAAACAAAAAGATGAGAGAACTGGTGCAGAGATAATGACAACAGTCAATGAGTATTATCTCTATAACGACAAGGTTGTCACCGGAAGTTCTTCCAACTATGGTCCAGTCGGCGTTCGTATCACGACAGACTCTATCATCTCTGTAGTCTCAGGACTCATGGATTCACGCCGTGCAGTTGTTTTAAGTTATCTACACAAGGCAATCAAGCCACTTAATCAGTTGCGTATGATTGAAGACGCAACGGTTATCTACCGCATCTCTAGAGCACCAGAACGCCGTATTTTCTATATTGACGTAGGCAACTTACCAAAGTTAAAGGCGGAACAATACCTGCGCGACATTATGGTCAAATACAAAAACAAACTTGTATATGACGCAAACACTGGTGAAATTCGTGACGACAGAAAGTTCTTATCCATGATGGAAGACTTCTGGTTACCACGTAGAGAAGGCGGTAAGGGTACAGAAATCACCACATTACCAGGCGGTCAGAACCTTGGTGAACTGGAAGACGTTAAGTATTTCCAGAAAAAACTGTATGGTGCTTTGAATGTTCCAGTTTCCAGATTAGAAACAAACCAGAGTTTTTCTCTAGGTCGTTCATCAGAAATTACACGTGATGAAATTAAGTTCTCCAAGTTTGTTGCACGTATGCGTAACAAGTTTGCCGATGTTTTTGACCAAGCAATGCGTGTGCAGTGCGTGTTGAAAGGTATTTGTACCGCAGATGAGTGGGATACATTCAAAGAAAACATCTATTTTGATTTTATTCAAGACAACAATTTCACAGAACTAAAAGATGCAGAGTTGATGAGAGAAAGACTTTCGTTACTGCAATCTGTGGATCCATACACAGGTCGTTACTTCTCACAGAAGTGGATTCAACAAAACGTGTTGCGTCTGACGGATGATGAGATTAAAGAAATGCAAGATCAGATCGATCTGGAAAAAGAACAAGGTTTAGGATTACCAGTTGAGGTAACAAACTCAGTCGCACAACAGCAAATGGCAGGTGACATTCAAACACAACAACAGTTGCAAGTGGCACAGGGTCAAGCTGAGATACAACAAGATATGCAACCGCAACAACAAGCACCCGCGGCAAATAATTCAAGTGACAAAAAGAAACAAACAAGTTCTAGAGCCGACTTGAGTTTAGAAAATACTACATTCACTAAATTGAAACGTATATTATAAGGAGATAGACATGAGCGAAGTAACAAGAACCATAGTTGATTTTGCAGATGAAGGTGACGCAAAGAGTATGCGTGATGCATTATATTCTGCCATTCAGGATAAAGTGATGGCACATATAGATTCACACAAACAATCAATTGCAAAAGCATTAATTACACCAAAAGAATCAGAAGAATCATCTGATGCGGTAGAAAACGCTTAAATACCTCAAATAATACTAGGGACAAAAAATGGCCAACATATATTCTTATCAAGTACTAAAAGATGACACACAATTTGCAGTTATCAAAATAACGGCAGATTTTGATGGTACTGGCCAAGAGAATAATACAGCTAGAATTGCTGCAAACACACTTTATGGTGCTTTAGCAACAAATGGTTTTCTGGTTGCAAACTCTCAAGGCGGTTCAGCAAACACAACTCTATCATATTACGGTTTAAATATTAATCGTATATGGTATGATACAGACACCGGTACAGGCGACATTCAATTATATTGGTCAAATACCGCAAGTGCATTAGCTAATGCAGGTGTACCAATCATGTTCTTACAGGGTAATGGTGAATATGATGCAGGTGGAAATTGGATTACCATTAGAAATACTGAAAGAACTTCTTTTCACAACGGAGACATTGGTATAGTCACCAGAGGTCAAGTTGCAAATTCAAGTTATACAATCATATTTGAACTACGTAAAGAAAATGAATACTACCAGCGCGGTCAGTTCAACGATCCTGCTGCATTCAACTACGGCGAATATTCGATCCGTCCATAATAAGGTAATAAAATGAAATTAATTAAAGAAATTACCGAGTCCGTAAATTACTTAACGGAAGAAAAAGATGGAAAGAAAACCCTTTTCATTGAGGGTCCTTTCCTTGTTTCAGAAAAAACAAACAAAAACGGACGTATGTATAAAGAAGAAACAATGCGTAGAGAAGTTTCTCGTTATACAGAAGAATACATCAATAAAAATCGTGCCTTTGGTGAACTGGGACATCCAGATACACCTTCAATCAATCTACACCTCGTTTCACACTTAATTGTGGGTTTGCGTCAGGAAGGAAATGATTGGATAGGCAAAGCTAAAATTCTTGAAACACCAATGGGTAACATTGCAAAGAATCTGATCGAAGGTGGCGCACAACTAGGTGTGTCTTCTCGTGGCATGGGTTCTTTAAAAGCTGTCAATGGTGTTAATATAGTTCAAGATGACTTTCATCTGGCCACAGCGGCAGATATTGTAGCAGATCCTTCTGCGCCTGGAGCTTTTGTTCAAGGTATTATGGAAGGTAAAGAATGGGTGTATGTTAACGGAATTTGGACTGAACAACATATCGAAGAGTCGAAAAAACTAATTCAAAAAGTTTCTCGTAAAGATGTTGAAAAAGTAAGTTTACAAATTTTCGAAAACTTCATCAAAAAACTTTAATTATAAATATCCAATATAAAATCAAGGAGATTCTCAAAATGGGAAAATTTAATCTGACAGAAGCCGCTAAAGACATTTTGCAAGGCAACGTATCTGCAAAACACGGTGGCCAAGATGCACCACAAAAACTAAGTGGCGCCGTTGCTTATGGCACAAAAGAAGCTGGCGAAGTTGCTGGTGTCGTTGACAAACAAGATGACGACAAGCCAGATTATACAAAAGGCACACCAAGTGCTACACCTCCTGGTGCAACACCACCTGTCGGTGCTCAGCCCGGTGGCAAGTTGTCTGGCCCAGCAGATTCAGAAGGCCGTAAAGATTTGGCACAACCTGTTCAAGCAGATGCCACAGAATACGCTTCAATCCGTGACCGCGTAAAAGCTCGTCTGGCTACACAAACAATGCAATCAAATCCTGGCGCAGTTTTCCATGCCGTTCCAGAAGAAACAGAAGTTGATTCTGAAGTCATTGCAGAAGCCGGAAACGAAGGCCATGAGGACGAAGCTCAAGACAAAGCAATGATCAAGAAGATGATGAAGAAACAAAAAATGAAAGAAGACATGGACGCTGACGTTGATGCACTTCTTTCTGGTGAAAATCTCTCTGAAGAATTCAAAGAGAAAGCACAAACAATTTTTGAAGCTGCCGTTATTGCACGTTCACACGCAATTGTTGAAGAAGTTGAAGAAGCTCTGTACGAAGAGTTCGAACTGGCTGTTGAAGAAGTCAAAGATGAACTGGCAACTAAGCTAGACGACTACATCAACTACATGGCAGAAGAGTGGGTCAAAGAGAACCAACTGGCAATCGAAAAAGGTCTGCGTGCTGAAATCGTTGAAGATTTCATCCGTGGATTACACGACCTGTTCAAAGAACACTACATTGACATTCCAGAAGAAAAAGTGGATGTTGTCGAAGAACTGACAAACAAAGTTGAAGAACTTGAAGCCACAATCAACGAACAGATCGAATCTGCTGTTCTGTTGAAGAAGGAATTAAACGAACACAAAAAGAATGAGGCTATACATGCAGTATGTGAGGGCCTAACGCAGACTCAAGTGGAAAAAATGAAATCACTCGCAGAGAGTGTTGACTTTACCACTGACGAAGAATTCGCGGACAAACTAGTTACACTGAGACAATCATATTTCAGCGCATCAGTTAAACCTGCGGACAGTTCTGCTCTGAACGAAGCAGTGGAGATCGAGGAAGAGAAGAAGGAACAACCTTCAGCCGATCCAATGATCAACATGTATGCAAAAACAATCTCAAAAACATTGGCTAAATAAATAAAATTTACCAATATTAGAAACTCACAAGGAGAAATTAATGTTTCTATCTGAAGAATTACAAAAGAAATGGACACCTGTTCTGGAACACCCAGAACTGGAAAAAATTACAGATCCATACAAGAAAGCCGTTACTGCTGTAGTGTTGGAAAACCAACAACTGGCTATGCAGGAATCTGCACAACAGTTAAATGAAACAGCTTACTCAGCTGCACCAACAAACGTAACTGGTGGCGTTTCTAACTACGACCCAATCTTAATCAGCTTGGTTCGTCGTGCTCTGCCTAACCTGATTGCTTATGACGTTGCTGGCGTTCAGCCAATGACAGGTCCTACAGGCCTGATCTTCGCAATGCGTGCTCGTTACGAC